GTCTCGCGCCACGAGATCAAGCATGTTCAGGACCTCATGAACGGCCGCCCGCGCAAGGTGCTGAACTGGCGCACCCCCAGCGAGGCGTTTTACAACCTGCCTGTTGCGTTAGGAACTTGAAACCGCGCCATATTGGTCCCTCATCTTACTGGAGAAACTGGCTGGAATGGTGAACGACAAGGCTGTGGAGATATGGCAATCCCCACAGCCTCGGTCGTCAGGATGACCGTCCTGAAGCGGTAGTAATTACTTCTTCTTGCCGCGACCCGTATCGCCACGCCTGTTCTGCCGCTGTGCTGGGCGTGTCGAGTCTCGCGTCTGCGCAGTTTGCCCCGTCGAGCGTTTCCGGAAAGATCGCCTCGGTCGATCCGGTGCAGCAGCGGATTTCGCTGCGGACGTGGCTGTTTTTCACCAGGGCGTTTGACGTGAAGTCGGGGGCGAAGATCAGCGACGGCCGGCGCTCCTTGCAGCTCGACGAGCTGAAGCCGGGCGCTCAGGCAACGGCGGAGTACACGAGGAGAACGGCAGGCCGATCGCGCAGGCGATCACGGTGGAACCGTCAGCGGCCATGACCGGCGCCGAGTCCATGGCACCGGCCAGCCCGCCGCCAGCCGCACCCGCGCCGGAGCCGACACCGCAGCGTCCGGAGCCAATGGAGAGCGCTGCGCCATCGACCCCGGCCCCGGAGCCTTCCGAGCCTTCCGGGGGCGCGTCCTCCTATTGAATCCAGGCTGCCCGCCGCCTGAAGCGAGAGGCCGGCGCGATCGCCGCGCCGGCCTCTTGGCACTCACTTTTACCCTTCCGGCCCATTCCCCCCTAAGGTACAATACGACCATTCCCCGGTAGCTCACCCGCCACTAGATCGTCGGCGGGTGCCCGCCGAAGCTTTAGTGGCGGGCAGCTTCCGCCACAGAACGTGGCGGACCCGTTTCACGCGCGGTGGAATGGGCAGGGCTGCGCTACACTTTGACAATCGAATTCATTCCCCGGTAGCTCAGCTGGTAGAGCGGCTCACTGTTAATGAGCATGTCCGTGGTTCGAGTCCACGCCGGGGAGCCATTTTTAATTTGTCCGAACCTCCCGCCGCCTCCATGCGGCGGTCCCGATCCACCGGAACCACCGGGGCCGCCGCTTGGAGGGTCGCGGAGGTCGATGCGGTCCCGCTCGGTGGTGAAGGTCGGGTTGTACGAGAGATTGGCATAGCGGTCGTCGATCTTCACGGAGACGACCAGCGACTGCACGAACGCCTTCCGGGCCAGCGCGGACTCGTCCGTGAAGAGTGCCTCGAAGAACTCCACCCACTCCTTGATCGTCTGCTTCGACAGCTTGATCGGTTTCGCAGCCAGTTGAGCCTTCAGTTCGTCGCGCTCCAGTTCCTTCTGGACCTTCAACTCCGCCAGCTCTCTGAGCCGCGGCGCGACGTCCCGTTTGGTCAGTCCCGTCTCTTCATCTTCGATGGCCTCGAACAACCGGCGCTGCTTGCGTTCGATCCCCAGGATCTCCCGCTCGAGAGTCGGCAGCTGCTTGCCACGCTGAGCCTGCGCTTCTTTCAGCGCTTCGTTGTGCCCCCGCACCATATCGGTGAGCGCCTGCTCGCTCGTAAGCCGCGTCTTGAGCTTCTCCAGGAACACCCGCTCCACATCATCGGCGTTGAGAGTCCGCTGCGTGCAGGCTTCGGTGCCTTTGCTGACCTGCGTGTTGCATCGGTAATAGCGATACCGGCCGCCCGAGCCGTGTGCAGCGTAGCCGACGAAGCTCGCGCCGCAGAGCACGCACTCCATCAAGCCGGAGAACAGGTAGTCGCTGGCGACAGCGCGGGGATGTTTCGCTGTGCGCTGCCGTCCTTCCAGAAGCTCCTGCACCCGGTTCCAGGTCTTCCGATCCACGATGGCCTCGTGGGCGTCCTTGACCGTGATCGGCTCCAGCTTCCAATCGATGGGTCGCTGGCGCTTGTTCAGCCGCTTGCCGAAGGTCGCATCCCCGCAGTACTTCTCATTCCGTAGGATGCCCAGCACGAGGTTCCGGCTGAAGGCATACCCGCCGCGGTACTTCACGCCCTCGGTGTTGAGGCGATGACGGATGGCGTTGGCCCCGGTGCCTTTGACATACATCGAGAAGATCCGGCGTACGATCTTGGCTTCGGATTCCTCGATGGCGAGCTTGCGCTTCGGTCCCTTCTCGGTCTGCACGGACACGAACGTGTAGCCGAAGGGTGCGAAGCCGCCGTTCCACCACCCGTGCCGGGCGTTTTCCGCCATCCCCTTGAGGCTCTCCCGCGACAGATTGAGGCTATAGAACTCGTCCATCCCTTCCAGCATGGCCTCGAGCAGGACCTCGGTCGGATCGCCGGAGCCCAGGATGGGCTGGGTCGCGGAGACGACGCGCACACCTTTCCGGCGGAGGATGTGCTTGTACTTCACCGAGTCGTAGCGGTTGCGGGCGAACCGGTCGAGCTTGTGGACCAAAATCATCTGAAACGGCAAATGCTTGCCGGTGGCCTCGGCAATCATGGTTTGAAAGGCATCCCGCTGGTCGGAGGTGCCCGACCGCGCTTCGTCGACGTAGATCTTATGGACCTTCCAACCTTGCTTCTCGGCGAACTCCGTACAGCCGCGGCACTGCGCCTCAATGGACATCGAGTCGCGCTGCTGCTCGGAGGAATAGCGACAGTAGATGGCGCAGGTAGTGGTGCCCATGATGGTCTTACTGAGCTTGCGATTCTCGCTGTTGGATATAGTCTTCAAAGTACTGAACGGACTGCCGCAATTCGGCGTCATTCGGTCTGGATTGTAGAGCAGCCCTCAATCTCTCCAGATCCAGTTTCAGTTGTGGAAGAGCGGTCGTTCTCTGAAACGTATGCCCGGTGATGGACGTCAGCAACGCTGCCTTCCGGTCAAGGAAATCCTCAAAGTCCTTTTGGTTCATTGTGCCCCGCCTACTCGGTATCGATAGTCATGTGCCTGAACGTCTGTGGCGAACTGTTGAAAGATGCGGCGGTATGCGTCAACGGTCTTGCAGAGGCGGAGGCTTTGCGAGGTGATCGGAGTCCAGGTCTGCTCGGTGATCGCGAGCTTGCCCGTCAGATCCAGGGCGGCGGTCAAGTGGAGTCTGGAGTTCGGATGCGCCTCCATCTGAGCTCGTTGCAGGTTGGGTGGGTCGTCATGTCGCGGCAAGGGCTTCCTCAGGCTCCTTCAACGCTTGATCGATCAGTTTCCGATGCGGGGAGTTCACCTTGGTGAACTCGAAGCCGTGATACCAGAGCTGCTCGCCCTCGACCTTGCGCGACTTCTGCCAGACCAGCTTGGCATCCGCCTCGACGACCTGCCGGTCGTTCGGCGGACGGAACAGGATCAGGCAGATCACGCTCGCCCCGGCGGGCAGCTGCTTCGTCGAGCAGCAGCAAAAACCGTTCGGGCCGATGTTGACCCCCACCTCGTCATCCCATTTGCGCTTCAGGGAGATCGTATTGATCTGGACGATATCGGTGCCGAAGGCGAGCGACTTCCGAAACCCTTTCCGCCGCTCCAATCCGGCATAGCGCTTCGCGGTCATTTGAACAGTTCCTCCACTTTTTTCAGCAATTCCTGCACCTCGAACGGCTTCTCGAAGTACCCTTCGATGTTGAGGTCCATGGCGTGCAGATCCACGATATCCTGGGCGTGCGCCGTCACGACGATGACCTTGGAGTGGGTGTTGATCTTGCGCAGCTTCCGCAGGAACTCCAACCCACCCATCAAGGGCATGTGGAGATCCAGGAGGATGAGGTCCGGCTTTTCTTGGCGCTTGATCAGCAACCCGAGGGCGGATTTGCCGTTGAAGGCGTAGTCGACTTGGAATCCCCGGTCGCGCAGCGCACCGGCCACCAGGTGGCAGATCTTGATCTCATCCTCCACGATGAAAACCGTCTTGCCCTTCTCAACGGGAGCTTTGTTGCCGACCTTGGCCTTGCGCTCGAGCAGCTTCTGGATGAGAGGCGCCACGACACTCCGGACGGTCTCCCAATCCTCTTCGCTGAGCTTGTTCAGATCGTCCGGCGTGAAGCCCAGTTTTCTGAGGATCGCCCAGAGGGCTTCTTCGCCGCCGGCCGCTGGCCGCTCGAGGGGCATCTCGACACCCATGTCCCGGAACTCCTGGAGCACCCGCGCCGAGCGCTTCTGCAGCTTGGCTTCGAGGACCTTGTGCAGCAGCTCGCCCTGCTTCAGCTTGAGCGCTCGCTCGAGCTTCATAGCCATCTGGGGTGAAGGGATCGTCTTGCCGGTTTCGAGGCGGTTGATGTAGGAGGTGGTGCAGCCGACCATCTGAGCGACGTTTTCTTGCTTCAGGTCGGCGCGGGCCTTGCGGAGGTACTGGCCGATTTCGGGAGCGATGACCATCGCAGGTTCATGGTAGCGTGGCCGTTAAAATTTCTCAAAGGATATTTATTGACACTTTATGGTTGATTCAAGTAAACTCCCAGGTGAGATGGACACCCCGACCGTCATCCAGAAGGACCGGTTCAACGGGCAGCGGATCTACCAGCGGCGGCTGGAGCTGGGCTTGTCGCTGGAGCAGGTGGCCATGCTGATCCGCCGCAACGTGGCTTCGATCCACGGATGGGAAACTGGCAAGCACCGGCCGACCCCGCGCTCGCTCTACCTGCTGAGCCATGCGCTGCGGGTGAAGCCCCAATATTTTTTTGCCCCATGAATATATCAATCATGGTTGATTAAATATGAACGTACCGAGGCGGGTCGGCGACAAACACACTACCTCGCTCGTTCTGGGCCCACCCGAACAGAGTCCGGGGGAATTGGCCGCTCTGTTCGTCGCGGATCGACCCGGAGCCATGGAACTGCAGATTCTATCGGAGCCGGAGATCGCCGAAGTCGTCCGGAAGTTGCGGAGGCGCCTGCTGAGGCGGCAGCGCGTCCAGAGCCGAGCATGACCGAGACCTGGTTACTTCATAGGCCATCGACGATATGGCGATGGTGGTGCCGGCGGTTCCATCGGCGATGGCATGCCTCGTTCGGCAGCTTGGGACTACCGCATCGTGCGCGATGCAGCCGGTGTTCGCTTATCTGGCCGTACGGGGTGGATTGACATGGAGTTCGGGATCCATGGAGCGCATCGGCTGCCAGTTTCGGGTTGAGCAGCCATGGCATGGCGGAAGAGCTGGTGTAACCAGAATCTCGATCCCGACGGCACGAAGCGCAAGCTCGCACCGGAGCACCGCAGCGTGTGGGACGACCTGCTCGACCTCGCGGAGGTGTCGCCCGTGACCGGCCGGGTGTGCGCATTCCCCGGAATCGGCTACACGACCGAGCAGCTTGCGGCCATCCTCAACACGCCGGCGAAAATCATCCAGGAGGCCCTGGAACGGTTCGAGAGCAAAGAGTTCGACATGGTCGACGTCGACAAGCGCGGCGTCATCACGATCAAGAACTGGCCGAAATACCAGAGCGAGTACCAGCGGCAGAAAGGGTACAGGCAGAAGTTACACAAGTAGGTTACGGGTCGAAGTGACGACGGAGGGTTACACGGCTGAATTCATCGGAAGGTGCGGGTCCAGATTTCAGAATGCAGAGTACAGAGAAAGAAAAAGATGACGCTTCGCGTCTTCATGCAACACCTCACCCGAGCCCTCAAAACCAAGACCGGCTGCCCGAAACCGGAAGTCGTTCGAGCGGCGAGGAAAGCCTATGGGACTATCGTCGGATACGCCAAGCAGCATCCGGACCGCCTGGAATGGCTGAGCCTGCAGGTCGATTACCTACCGGGCGGCCGGGATCCCATCTGGTACGCGATCTACCTGAAAGAGCTCATCGCCGATGAACAGTGTGCAGAGAAAGAACGAGCCATCAGAGGACGATCATGGAACAGCGACCGGAAGCGCCAGCCGATCGACAGCTTAGTGGCGTCGGTGGTCGCTTCTATGACGAGCCGCCGCCGTTGAACGTCAGCCTGTTCGTGTGGCTGCTCAGTTTGTGTTCACAAGAGCTCTACCAGGCCGAGCTGCTGGGCAAAGGGAAGAACTGATGCATGAGAAGAAAGCCTGCGGACATGAACGAGGTTACCGGTGCGCTGCCACCCGCTGTCAGGCAAGCGACGACGGCAGGCGGACCTGGTCGATCTGATGAACCAACCGATGGGTGTCCGTCTCGCCCGGGTCGAACAGGATGATGCGGAGACTCTGGAGGACGAGGGACAGGATTCCGAGTAGTCGATCAAGCCTCATGCCCGCATGGTTCATCGTGATCATGGCGTTGCTCAACGCCGGCGCCGGCGCCAGCTTCTTGCGACAGGGGAATCGGCCGTGGGCGTTGATCTACTTCGGCGCCTGCCTCATCCAGGTCGGTAGTCTATGGGCGATCCGGCGCGGTTCTTGACCCATGGCAGTCTCTTTACAGGAATCGGCGGCTTCGACCTCGGGTTCGAATGGGCTGGATTCGCCACCGCGTGGCAAGTCGAAATTTCCTCGTACTGCACCAGAGTCCTCGAGCGGCGATTCCCAGGCGTGCCGCGCTACACCGATATCACCGAATGCGGGGCGCACAACTTGGTGCCAGTTGACGTTCTTACAGGAGGATTTCCATGTCAACCATTCTCGCTCGCCGGAAAGCGACGCGGCGCCGCGGATGACCGCTTTCTCTGGCCGGAAATGTATCGCGTTGTTGCGGCGCTGCGGCCGCCTTGGGTTGTGGCTGAGAATGTGCCTGGCATCGTCGGAGTTTGCCTGGACGACGTCATGGCTGACCTGGAAGCCGAAGGTTACGAAGCGGGGGCGCTTGTACTTCCAGCTTGCGCCTTCGGCGCATGGCATCGGCGAGATCGAGTCTTCGTTGTTGCCCACACCGCTTGCGAGCCAAGGCGGGCAGGGAGATCCGAACGATCCCAAGCGCGGCAGGAAGTTGGCGGTGGCGGCGCAGTGGTGGCCGACGCCGACTCGGTCGGACGGCGTGGGAGGGCCGGCCCACTCAGGTCGAAACGGCGGCAGGAATCTGCGGACGGCCGTGGCGTTGTTCCCGACGCCCACCGCCACGAATACGAAGAGCATACACAGCCGGACCGGCGGCAGGCCGCCACGGAGCTATCTCAAGACGCCGACGTCCGCGCCGTTCAGCCACGGCGGATCCGGCGGAGAGCTGCACAAACAGGTGGCCAAGAGTGGTGGGCCGTTGAACCCCGCGTGGGTCGAGTGGCTTATGGGGTTCCCCATCGGCTGGACCGCCTTGCCGCGCTCGGTAACGCGGTCGTCCCGCACGTCGCCTACTGGATCGCTTGCAGGATCCGTGAGGCCGTCGAACGGCAAGGCTGCGATAACGCGGTGTAAATGAGCGTGCGGTTCATCGTGGAGGGAGAGCCCATCGGCCAGCAACGCGCCCGCATGGGACGAAGCGGAAAGCGGGGCGAGAGGACGCACTGGTACACACCGGACAAGACCCTCGAATACAAGCAGCGGATCGCACAGGCCTTCTTGCGGGCGAACGGGTTCCGATGGCTGGATCCACCGGCTGTCACGGTTCACGTCCGGTGTTTCTTCGGCGCTAAGGACCACCCCGATCCGGACAACGTCCAGAAACTGGTCCTCGACGCGTTAACGAAGCTGGCCTATCCCAACGACCGCCACATCGCGTCGAGCAACACTCACGAGTATGACAGGCGGCGTCCGCGCATCGAGGTGGAGGTGGCCTGAATGGATCCGGATACCCGGCAAACCGAAGAGGACGGGCGATGAAGTGCAGCTATAGACAATGCAGGCGAGAATTCATCTGCGGCGCATTCCGTCCCCAGCGCTACTGCTCCACCCGATGCAAGACTCTAGCGAAGAACGCCCGTCGTCGATGGCGCTATCGTCGTGACGAGGCGTTGAGAACCCGCGCACAGGAGCGGATGCGCGCGTACCGCCGATGGTGTTCCGCGACCGTCCCCACGTAAGCGTTCGTCCCCCGTTCGTCCTCTATCGTTCGTCCCCCAATCCGTTCTAACGTCTTGCTGGCAAGCCATGTGGAGCCGATTCAACGCCCTGATTCCATACTTTGGCGGCAAACGATCACTCTGTCCGGTGATCTTCAAGGCCATCAGCCAGCACATCCCGCAGCAGGAGTGGCTGCGGACCACCTTCGTCGATGGCTTCTTCGGCGGCGGGGCGACCGCGCTCTTCGCCAAGGCGCAGGGGATGCGGGTGCTGACCAACGACCTCGCCAACCGCGCCAAGATCGCCGCCGATGTCTTCATCGCCAATGACCGGATCACGATCGCCGACGAGGACCTGCATCGGCTCTTTGTCAACGGCGCGGAGCATGCCCACTTCGTGGAGGAGCATTTCGTGCCCTCGATGTTCATGCGCAAGCACGCGCAGTTCATCGACAACGCGCTCGCTCAGATCGACCGCATCCAGCACATGACCAAGCGGCAGCTGATGAAGTTCGCGCTGATCCAATACATGCTCCGCATCACGCCCTACAGCCAGATCCACTCGGTCGACTACTTCCAGAAGATCGAAGGCGAGGAGTTCCACCGGCTGGGGATGTCGCGGGTGAAGAAAATCCCGTACACCTGCATGCACCCGATCCGCATCCTCACCGAGCTGCAAGCCAAGATCAACCGGGCGATCTTCCCGAACGGCCACCGCAACGAAGCGCACCAGCGGGACGTCTTTGAGTTTCTGGCAAGTGTCGAAGGGGATATCTGCTACCTGGATCCGCCCTACGCCGGCGCTCAGCCCTACGAAATCTTCTACAGCGTGCTCGACCAGATCCTCGACCGAGAGTTCCGCCGGCTGCGCTGGTCGCCGCGGGACCATGAGGCGAACCCGTTCAACGGCCCCGAAGCGAAGGCCATGCTCGTCCGATTGCTGGAGGCGACCAAGAAGTTCCGGGTCGTGGTCCTCAGCTACGGCAGCCAGCGCTACACGTTCGAGGAGTTCGAGGAGACGGTCAAACAGGTCGAGCCGCAGGCGGAGGTCTTCAAGGTGAATCTGCGCTATCCCTTCACCCGCAAGACGGACCAGGAAGCGGTGCGGAAAGAACTCATGGCGGTCATCGCCCACTGAAGGAGCGGCGGATGGAGCGAACGAACGATCCGAACCTGCAGGAGCTGTGCGTCGTGCCCGGCTGCGGCGCGCTGACGACCCACCGGGCCGTCATCGGCGACACGCTGCTGGTGCCGGCCTGCGCGCATCATTCAGACCACGAGATCGAGGCGGCCGCCGCGGAGCGCCAGGGATGAGCCAGGTCTTCCATACGGTCGAGCTGATCGACGTCGAGCGCATCCGCCCGAACGACTACAACCCCAACGCCATGCCGGCCACAACCTACGAGGCGCTGGTGGCCAGCATCAAGGCGCGGGGCTTCAAGAGCGCGATCTACGTCCGTCCGCCGGATGACAGCGGTGTGTACACCATCGTGGATGGCGAGCACCGCTGGCGGGCGGCGAAAGAAAGCGGCCTGCTCCACGTGCCCTGCGTCGTCCTTCCGGCCAACCAGGACGAGGCGATGATGGACACCATCGCCATGAACCAGCTGCGCGGCAGCCTGGTGCCGGTCAAGGTGGCGCTGGTCATCGCGGAGCTGTCCAAGCGCATTCCTGTCGAAGCCTTGGAGAAGGAACTGGGCTTCGAAGAGCACGAGTTGGAAGACCAGCTGGAGCTGCTCAAACTCCCGGATGACATCGAGAAGACCATCGAGCTGCAGGCGGAGATGGAGGAGCGCGAGGCGCTGCAGGTGGTCACCTTCGTCATGCGCAAGCCGCAGGCCGAGCTGGTGGAGCGCGTCATCACGGAGGTCGAGAAGGAAGTGGACGGGCCGAACCGGCGCGGCCATGCGCTGGAAGTGATCGTGAAGGGGTATCTCCGGGCCGCTGGAAAGGGAGCGCCGGAGGTACCAGTTCCGCAACCATGAACCGCCAGCAGCAAATCAACGCAAGTAAAAAGGCCAGCCAGGTTTACGGCTTGCGCGTGAGGGGCTGGAGGGTCGCCGAGATTGCAACGTCCCTGGGGATTCCGGAGCGCACCGTGTACTACCTGCTGCAGGAGGGCGACCGGATCACCGGCGGGCGCATCCGCGCCCTCACGCGGGACGGCGCCCTGCGGCAACTCTTCCTGGCGCATGAGGAGCGCGAACGGAAGCTCTGGGACCTGATCGTGACCAGCCGGGTGGACATCGTGAAAGCCCACTGCTTGAAGCAGCTCGTCGAAGAGGAGCGGCGCTTCGAGGAACTGCTCGTGCGGATGAAGGTGCTGCCGAAAGCCGCCGATCTCAAGACCGAGCACGACATCACCTACACCGAGCGAAAGGACCTGCGCCTCCGCGTGGAGGTGCGCTACCCCGATGACCAGCTCGTTGGCCGCGCCGCTGATCTCTTCGGACGAGTACGTTGAGCTCGTGCGGTCGGTCGCGCCGCGCCGGCTGGACGTGTTCGTCAACCACGTCTTCCGCGACAGCCTGGAGCTGATCGACGGGCGGTTCGTGCCGGGCCGGCACATCGACCAGTGGTGCGCGCGGCTGCAGGAGCGGAATAAGACCGGGACGATCTCCGCCCGGAAGCACAGCAAGAGCACGACGTTCTACGGCTTCCTCGCCTGGCGGCTGTTCCGGATCTTGTTCGGCCAGGAGGTGCCGGCGTTCGAGGAGCTGCTCTACATGAGCTACAGCGCGGATCTGTCGCAGTACCACCTGAAGAAGGTCAAGCGCTACATCGAGGCGAACCCGTGGTTCAAGCCGCTCGTGAGCCTGACGGACGCGGAGAGCATTCTGCACTACCGCACCCCGGAGGTGGCCGGCACGAGCGAGCGCCGGGAGGTGCTGATCGAGCCGGCCGGGGTCATGACGTTCAAGCGTGGCCGCCATCCGCACGGGGTGCTGTGCGACGACATCCTCCGCGATCCAGAGGTGCGGCTGGATCTCACCCAGATCGAGAAGATCACGCGCATCTTCCTGGAGGAGATCGTCAGCATGCCCCAGGAGGGCGGCTTCCTGCACATCGCCGGCACGCCGCAGGACAAGGAAGACCTCTTCACCGCGCTGAAGCAGATGGAGAGCTTCGACGTGGCGGAGTACCCGGCGGTGATCGACTTCGAGCGGCGGGAGGTGCTCTGGCCCGAGATGTTCCCCTTCGAGCGGCTCATTGAGATTCGGGATAAGGAGGTCGGCAAGAAAGCTTTTCTGAAGGAGTACCAGTGCCGGCCGGTGCGCGAGGTGAGCGGCTACTTCGAGGACGCGGAGATCGACGCGGTCATTGATCCGCAGCTGAACCCACTGTCCATCGGTGCGCAGACGCCGGCTACCCGCTACGTCGGGGGCATGGACCTCGGCAAGAAGAGCCACCCGTCGCACTTCGTGCTCTTCGAGGATACCGGGACCGAGCTTATCCAGCGCGTCTCGCGGTGGTTTGACCACACGGACTACACCGAGCAGGTGGCCTTCGTGAACGCGCTGGATCGGCTCTACGACCTGGTCGGCCTGTGCTACGACGACACCCGGGCCGAACTGGAGAGCTTCAAGGAGCGCCGCGAGCTGCCGGCCTGCGCGGTCGGAGTGCCGCTGACCGCCAAGGCGAAGTTCGAGTCAGCAGCACTCTTCGGCACCCGGGTGCGGCAGCGCACGATCCGGCTGCTCGATGATCCGCGCCAGCGTCGGCTGCTGCTCTCCGTGGATGACAATCTCAACGCGCCGGAGACGGCCGAGGGCCACGGCGACAGCTTCTTCAGCATCATGCTCGCCTGCAAGGCGGCCCAGCAGAGGGTCCGGCCCACGCTGGGGATCGTCACCGTGGGTGGCGGCAATGGAGACGAGGACTGATGGGCCTGCTCTCGGTGGTTCGCCACAAGCTCATCGATGCCCTCCGTAGCGCCCCTGAGCATTCAGGGCGCGCGCCCTCCGCCCTGAAGCAGTCCCGGACGTTCGAGGTCATCACTCAGCCCTGGATGGCGCCGCAGGGTGTTCCCCGTCCGGAAACCATCGCCACCTTTGAGGACTTCGGGCGAGTGTTCAAACGCGAGGTGTGGGTCTTCGCCTGCGCCAAGCGCATCGCGGAGGCGGCCGCGGATGTGCCGATCAAGGTCTGCCGCCTCCGGCGGGACGGTACCGAGGAGCCGCTGAAGCGGCACCCGCTGCTGGAGCTGCTGCAGGGCATCAACCCCCACATGGGCCGCGCCCTGTTCCTGGAAACCCTCTTCGCCGGAGTCGAGTTGATGGGCAACGCCTACATCGAGAAGGTCCGCAAGACGCCCGCCGGCCCGCCGGTCGAGCTGTATCCCCTGCGGCCGGACCGGATGAAGATCGTGCCCGATGCCAAAGCGTACATCGCGGGATTCCTGTACGACGTCAACGGCCGCAAGATCGCCTTCGAGTCGCGGGACGTCATCCACCTCAAGACCTACAACCCCTGCGACGACTACTACGGCCTCAGCACCCTGGAGGCCGCCGCGCTCTCGGTCGAGAACGATCAGTACAGCATCGCCTACAACCGGAACTTCTTCCGCAACAACGCGCTGCCCGCCGGCATCTTCGTGACCTCCGATGCCGTGAAGCAGGAGGACGTGGAGCGGCTCAAGGCCGAGTTCGAGAAGCTCTTCAAGGGGGTGAAGAACGCCCACCGGGTGGGCTGGCTCTCCGGCACCTGGCAATGGCTCGACATGGGCCTGAAGCAGCGCGACGCCCAGTTCATCGACAGCCGCAAGCTCAGCCGCGAGGAGATCCTCGCGGCCTTCGGGGTGCCGCCGGTGCTGGTGGGGATCTTCGAGTTCGCCAACTACGCCAACAGCCGGGAGCAGATCCAGATCTTCTGGAAAACCACGATGCTGCCCCGGCTGCAGCGGATCGAGGATCAGCTCAACGAGCAGCTCGCGCCGGACTTCGGCGAGGACATCCGGATCCGCTTCGACCTCAGCGAGATCGAGGCGCTGCGGGAAGACCAGGACGCCCGCACGAGCCGGGTGCGGGGGCTGGTGCAGGACGGCATCGTCACCCGCAACGAGGCGCGGGAGCAGCTGGGCCTGGAGCGGCTGGAGGCACCTGAGATGGACCTAATCTTCCTGCCGCTCACCATGATCCCGATCGGGGTGGGTTCCTCGATTCCCGAGCAGCCGGCGGAGGACCAGAAGGCGCGCCGCCCCTTCCAGGAAGAGATCAAGACCGCGAAGTGGCGGGAAATCATGGCGGACGTGGCGCTCTTCGAGGCGCCGATGACCGCGGCCCTGCGCAGCTTTTTCACCCGGCAGCGCGAAGAAGTCATGCGCCGCTTCCATGACGCCATCATGGCGGACACGCTGCAGCTCTCCGGCAACGGCTCCCTGGTCGTCAAGCAGCGCGTGACGCTTGAGCAGATCACCTTCGACGTCCTGGAGGCGGAGCGAGAGCTGGAGCGGATCGGCCGGCGGCAGCTGGCGGCCAGTATCGCGCGGCGCGGCAGCCGCGCGCTCGCCAGCCTCGGGGTCGACTTCGACTTCAACGTCAAGGATCCGCGGGTCCTGGAGTTCCTGGAGCGGCAGGTGTTCAAGTTCAAGCGCGGCATCAACGAGACGACCCGCGAGGCGATCCGCGAGGCGCTGCTGGCCGGCGAGCGGCTCGGCGAGGGGGTCACGCAGATCGCCGACCGCATCAACGCGCTCTTCGAGGAGGCGAATCAGGTGCGGGCCCTGCGCATCGCCAGGACGGAGACGCTGGGCGCGGTCAACTTCGGCCAGCTGGAGGGCATGGCGCAGTCCGGACTCGTCAGCCACAAGCAGTGGCTCAGCGCGCGGGACGGCCACGTGCGGGCGTCGCATCAGCAGTTGGATGAAGACACGCAACACACACCCATTCCGCTGATGCAGCCCTTCAGCAACGGGCTGATGTTCCCCGGCGACCAAACCGGCCCAGTGGAAGAGGTCGTCAACTGCCGGTGCGTGCTGCTGGAAGTCATCGAGCGATGAACGCGAAGGAGGCGGATATGCAGTATCGGACGATCGACGAGGGCGGGCTGTGGCGCAGCTATGAGGCCGGCCGCGTGATCACCAGAAGCGGCGCAAGCTCCCCATTGCTGCGCATGCCGATGGCGGTGGAGGTGAAGCAGCTCGGAGACAAGACCTCGCGCGTGCTGCGGTTCATCGCCTCCACGGAGGATGAAGACCGGGACGGCGACATCATCCGCGTGGCCGGGTGGGATCTGACCAACTTCCTCACCAACCCCGCGCATCTCTGGGCCCACAACATGCGCGAGGACCTGCCGCCCATCGGCAAGACGATCCGCCTCGAGATCCAGGACACCCGAATGATCAACGATGTGGACTTCTTCATGGCCGAGGAGTTCGAGCTGGCCCGGCTCGCCTTCAAGGCGCACCTGGCCGGGGTCTGCGCGGAATCCGTGGGGTTCCGGCCGCTGGAGGCCTCGGAGCGGCACGGCAGCGACGGCCGGCTGATGGGCTTCGAGTTCAAGCGGCAGGAGCTGCTGGAAATCTCCTCGGTGCCGGTGCCCTGCAACCCGAACGCGCTGATGATGGCGACGCAGAAGGGGCTCTTGACCTCCGAGGAAGCGACCAAGATCGAGAACGTCTGGACGCCGGAGCGCGCGCGACCCATCGAAATTTATCTGCCGGAGGCGAAGACGGCTGCGGCCGAGCCTCCTCCGCCCGCCGGGGCACCGGCCTCGCCAAAGCAGGCGGAGGATCCGAGGGATGAACAGGTTCGAGCCGGGCAGCTGGAAGCCGCCGCAGCGTTCGCCCAGGCGCTCGATGAGGCGGGCCGGAAGATGATGCAGGCGCACTGCTTGCGCCTGGCGGAGGTCTACGGGCTGAAGATCACGATCGAGACAGGCGAGGCGCGCGAGGGCGAGGCGAAACAGGTCGAGGCGTTGGCAGAGACGGTCCAGGCGCTCTCCCAGCGGTGGGATGAGCGGGAGCAAACGATCGGTCGCACCGTGAGCCAAGCGGTGCAGGACGCGGTCAAGGCATCGTAGCCCAGAGGAGGAGCGAGTGATGGTTGCGACGTTGGAGGAACTCACGAAGCTGGTCCACGACCTGAAGGACAAGGTCGAGCAAGGGGTCAACCCCGACGCCTTGGCCGAGACGGTGCGCGGCGAGATCACGAAGGCGCTCTCGGCGGTCCGGACGCCGGAGCGGCGGGGGCAGTTCGACGTGGGGACGCACCGGCTGGCGCGCGGCGGGGACGTCAAGTTCCTGGTCCACGGCATCACGCCGAAGTACGTGCATCCGGCGCCCTGGGCGCCGCCGGTGGCCACGAACCCGCTCTTCACCCCGGATGTCGAGGAGCTGACCAAGCTCAACGACGCGGCGGTGATCACGGCCATGATCATGGCCAAGGCGGACGGCATCGAGGAGCTCGACACCGAGGAAAAGGTCGGCCGCTACATCCAGCGGCGCATCGAGCACGGGAGCAAGGCGTTTCTCCAGTGGCGCGAGCAGTTCAGCAGCTTGAGCAAGGCGCTGGACACCGCCACCACGGCGGAGGGCGCGGAGTTCGTGCCCACCGGCTTCTCGCGGGATCTGATCGACCGGGTCCGGATCGCGGCCAACGTGGGCAATCTCTTCCCCGAGGTCAACATGCCGCAGGATCCGTTCAAGCTGCCCGCCCGGGCGTTCGCGCGGCAGAAGGCGCGCAAGCTCAGCGAGTCCACGGCCGACAGCGCGACGAAGATCACCGCGGTCACCCCCGGCACCCGGCAGGTGACGCTGGACGCCAAGAAGCTCGGCGTGCGCGTGCTGGAGTCGCTCGAGTTGGAGGAGGACTCCATCATCGCGATGGCGCCCTTCATCCGGGACGAGATCATCGAGGGGCTGGCCTACGGGCTGGAGGACGCGTACCTCAACGGCGATGACTCCGGCACCCACATGGACAACGACACCAACGGGGGCGCGGCGGACCTCGCGGCCAAGACCTGGATCGGGCTGCGCAAGCACGCCCAGGCCAACAGCGTGACGCAGGATCTCTCCACGTTCAGCACGGCGAACCTGCGCGCGCTGCGCAAGAAGCTGGGCAAGTACGGCGCCGATCCGCGCAACCTGGCGTGGATCGTCTCGATCAAGGGCCTGATCGCCATGATGGGCCTGGCCGAGGTCATCACGCTCGATAAGTTCGGGCCGCTGGCCACCGTCATCACCGGGCAGCTGGCGATGTTCGACGGCATCCCGGTCATCGTCTCGGAGGAGATGCGGGATGACGTGGCGGCCACCGGGGTCAACACGGGTGCTGGGCCGAACACGCTCTCGAACCTCGTGCTGGCGAACCGGCGGGCCTGGATCCGCGGGATCCGGCGGGCGCCGACGGTCAAGACCAAGGAGGACATCGAGACGGACCAGCTCATCGTCGTGGTGACGTGGCGCGGCGATTTCCAGCGCACGCTCGGCACGGCGGAGACGCACATCGGTCAAGGGATCAACTTCTCGTAACGAGCAGACGGCCGGCGGAGGGCGCGCGAATGGCGCGTCCTCCGCCGGCAACTCAAGGAGGTCGTTGGCATGGCCACGAAAGGCATCTACGTGGGCAAGCACGCCACCACGATCGGCGCGCGGACCTACAAGCCCAAAGAAGTGTTCGAGTGCGACGCGGCGGAACTGCAGCGGCTCTGCGCGCAGCACGGCGGCTTCACCACCTACAACCCGGAGGTCCACGATGCCTCGAACCCGGCGGACGAGGCGCCGGCCGGCGAGCAGCCCTCCGCCTGAGGCGGACGAGGGGGAGGCGCGGGAGGCCGCGCGAACCCCTCGGAGGCCGAAGGGGCTCCGCTCGCCCTGCGACAAGCAGTACCGGGCCGGCCTGACGAAATGAGGCACTGATGCCACTCCAACCACGCGCCATGCAAGATGCGCTGAATCCTCGCTCGCTGGTGCTGCAAGCCTCGGGGGCCCAGATGGTCTCCGGGAACACGGCGGCCATCGAATGCTACGGCAAGGAGCTGACCGTCACCCTCGACGTCACGGCGGCCGGCGGCACCTCGCCCACGCTCGATGTGAAATTGCAGCACTCCCCGGACGGCGGCAAATGGTCGGACCTGGGGACGGCGTTCGCGCAGAAGACCGGGGTCAGCCGCGAGGTCAAGGCGTTCACGCAGCTGCACGGGTATCTCCGAGTTGTCTGGACGATCGGCGGGACGGGCCCGAGCTTCACGTTCTCGGTGGAGGCGACGGAGCGACAGTAGAGCAAATACGGCGATGGCGGAGCTCGTGCCCCTGGATCGGCTCAAGACGTACCTGGAGATCGCGGCCACCGACACGGGCCAGGATGTGCTGCTGCAGGACCTCAATACGCGCCTGAGCGCGTGGGTCGAGCAGTACTGCGACCGGCGGTTCGCCAAGGCCACGTACACGGAGCAGCAGGACGGCGACGGTACGGACGTCGTGGTTGTGACGCACTGGCCGATGATCAGCGTCGCCAGCCTCTACGACGATACGGACCGGGCGTTCGGCGCCGGCACGCTGATCGCGCCGGCCGACTACGTCATCTACAAGGACGAGGGGCGGATCCAGCTCGACGGCCTGACCTTCTCGCGCGGGCTGCAGAACGTGAGGGTGACCTACGACGCCGGCTACGCGGAGATCCCGCCGGATCTGCAGCAGGCGGTGTGCGAGCTCATCGCGGACCGGTTCCGGAACAAGGAGCACCAGGGGCTGCGGAGCCTGTCGATCGGCGCGTACAGCGTCGGCTTCACCGACGCGGAGCTGCCGGAGGAGGTGCGGGCCATCCTCGACAGCTACCGGCGGATCCGGGTGGCGTGATGGCGCAGGGGCTGCCGAACGCGCTGCTGATTCACAGCGTGACGATCCTCCGCCCGGTGCGGTCCATGGCGGCCGGCACCAAGCAGCCCATCGTGACGGAGACGGCGCAGGCCACCGGGGTCAAGGCGCGGATCGAGCCGCTCTCCGGCGGGCTGCGGGAGACGGTGCTCGGCCGGCTGCCGGAGGCGACGCACCGGCTGTTCACGAACCACCAGGACATCAAGGTGAACGACGTGATCCAACGAGGGACGCAGAAGTACCTCGTGCGCGAGGTGGGCGATTTCTTCGACCATCATCTCGAGGCGATCCTGGAGCAGAAGAACGACTGATGGCCGGCGTGGGATTCAAGATTGTCATCGAGGGGCTTGAGCGGTTCCGCCAGGCCCGCCTGGAGCAGGCCCAGGGCCGGATCCGGCGCGGGATCGCCACCGCGCTCGAGACCGCGGTGCATCTCGTGCGGCGCGACGCGGTCCTCAACGCGCCGCATGTGAGCGGCCGGCTGCGCTCCAGCATCCGCGGGCGGGTGGAGCACAGCGCGCTGCTCGGGGGCAGCTTCGGCGTCGTCGGCTCGAACGTCGTCTACGCGCGAATCCAGGAGCTCGGCGGGGTCATCAAGGCGCGCCATGCAAAGTACCTGACGATTCCGCTCTCCGGCGCCAAGACCAAGGCCGGCGTGGTCCGCGGCAGCGCCCGCTCCTTCCCGGACACCTTCGTGATGCGCTCGCGCAGCGGGGATCTGCTCATCGTGCAGCGTCGAGGACAGGGGGTGCTGCCGCTGTTCGTTCTCAAGCCGGAGATCACCATTCGCGGCAAGCACTACCTCGAGCGCGGGCTTGAGCAAAACCGCGCGGCGATCCGCTCGCTCTTCGGCCGCGAAGTCAAGGCGGCCCTGGAGGCCTGATGGCGCAGCGGCTCCACACCAACGAGATCCTCGACCGGCTCATCAGCCTGATCGACGCGAACCTGAGCCCGGCCCAGCCGGCCGGCTTGGGCCTGAAGACCATCGCCAAGGGCGATACGGCGTTCTATGCGGGCAAGGAGGGGCTGACGGTGGAGCTGCCGGCGGTGTTCATCAAGCCGTTTCCGACGACGGAGCTGAGCTTCGCCGCGATCGGCAAGGAGTATCAGGCGATCTACAGGCACCGGCTCGTGTACGTGCGCAACTTCTGCACGACGGAGAAAGTCGTGGAGGAGCAGATCAAGGACACGCAACGGATCGTCGAGCTGCTCATCGACCACCTGACCCTGAACGAGCTCGCGCTCTCCAACGCGCAGCTCATCCACAGTCTGCCGACCAGCATCGAGTGGCAACCGGAAGAGGATCAGTTCGTCTCCAGCCTCAATCTCTGGATGCTGGCGACGGCCATCACATTCGACGTGACGGTACGAACGCGGAGGTAACGAACCATGCCCACCGGACTCGGTCACAAAGCGTATCTCGGCCTCGGCCAGGAAACCACCTGGGGCACGCCGGTCGCGCGCGCGAAGTTCCTGGAATTGGTCAGCGGCGGCGACACGCTGGTGGTCAACGAGCAGAAGATCATCAGCCAGGGCGTGCAGGGCATCGGGGTGCGCGGCGACCTGGAGGTCGCCAAGGGGGCGATCTCCGTCGAAGGATCGCTCACCGTCGAGCACACCTACGATGGCCTGGAAGTGCTGCTCAAGCACGCCTTCGGGGCGGTGACCAGCACGCAGCCCAACGCGGCGGGCGACCCGACCGTGTGGTCGCACGTCTTCACGATCGCGGATGCGCTGCCGGCCGGACTCACGATCGAGGTCGCGCGGGATCTCACCGCCTTCATCCACGAGGGCTGCAAGATCAACGGCCTCGAGTTCTCGGTCGGCGGGCCCGATGAGCTGCTGCGGCTCGTGCTGGAGATCCTCGGCGAGGATGTGGCCACCGGCTCGCCTACATCGCCGACGTTTCCGGCGGTCGGCCGCTTCAACGCGCCCGAGGCGGTCCTGAAGTGGAACACCGCCGCGCTGAAGGTCAGCCAATTCAGCATCAAGCTGGACAACAAGCTGGACGCGGACCGCCGGCAGATCGGCGCGCGGCAGCGGCTCGAGCCCGTCCGCTCCGGCAAGATCGAGGTCACCGGCTCGTTCGTGGCGGAGTTCGAGGACACGACACTCCTGACCGACTTCCGCAACGCCACCAACCGCGCGCTGCAGGTCAAGTTCACCGGGCCGGCGATCGGCGTCCAGACGCGGACCTACGAGATGACCTTGGACTGCAACGTGAGCCAGATCACGGACTACCCGCTCAACGTGGATGACGAGGGCCGGATCACGGTGGAGGTCGCGTTCCGGGCCTTCCGCAACGCGACGGACAACGAGCTGAAGGTCACGCTGCAGAATCTGACCGCCGGGCCCGTCTGACGCGGAAGGCCGATGGCCCGGCTGGTGGTCTATGTCAAGCGCATGCGGCCCGGGCACCTGTGCCGGGTCTCGCTGACGAGGACCGGCCGGCAGGCGGTGACGATCTGTTACGAGGATGGCGCCAGGATGCTGGTCGGCCGTGAGCTGGCGCCGAGCGAGCAGGTCAAGCTGGAGATTGTGTCGAGGGAGCGACGCGAGGAGGAGTGACATGCGGATCGAGATCGAGACGGACGGCAGCGCCGAGCATACCAGGGTTTGGCTCAACGGCCGGCTGCAGGAGGCGGTCGTCGAGCTGGACTTCACCTTCAGCCGGCTGCGCGCCGGGCGCGGCGGCCGCGGCAAGCCCTGCCTGCACCTGGTGACGACACGGCCGGGCCAGCCGGACCGGATCGACGCCTTCAGCCGGTACTTCGGCAACGACTTCCTGAAATTCGACCAGTACTTTCCTGCGGAGCCGGCCGCAATCCCAGGGGGTGTCTCATGAGCGAGCTCTCGACGATGACCGGCGAGGCGTTCCGGACCGTCACGGCGTCGGATGGGCGGAGCTTCCGGCTCTATCCGCTGCGGCTCTCCGACATCAGCCAGCTGCAGGAGAAGGTCGGCAAGTCCTCGAGCTGGAACACCCCCGAAGTGCAGGCGAAGTTCCAGGACATCGACACGATCGCGTTCATCATCTGGCTGGGCATCCGCCGCAACCAGGAGGCGCAGGGGCTGAAGCCGGAGGAGGTCGCGGACCTCTTCGAGTTCAACCAGGCGACGCAAATCATCCAGCAGCTCATGGAGGCCTCAGGCTTGTCGCCAAAAAATCTCCCCGGAGCGGCGGGAACGGCCCCGGCCGCTCCGGCAACTGGGCAGCCGTCTGGCTCGACGCCATGAAGCTCGGCATTCCGCCCAGCGAGATCCCGCAGCTCACCCTGCCGGCGCTGCAGGCGCTGTTTGACGAGGCGAACCTCCGGCGCAGCCGGATGCTCAACCGGGCCAAGCAAGCCAAGGCGATGGGCGTCATCGATTACGCGGCATTGGGGTAAGGCGCATGGCTGACACGGTCCGGGTCGTCATCGAAGGCGTGGATGCGGCCTCGAGTGTCCTGGCCGGGATCCGCAAGGAGACCGACCAGCTCAACCGCTCCCTGCGCCAGGTCGGGCTCGCCATGGCGGCGGCCGGGGCCGCGATCACCGGCGTCTTGGGCCTGGCGGTCAAGGCGGCCGCGGAGCAGGAACAGGCGACGGAGACGCTGGCCGTCGCCATGAAGACCGTTGGCACCTTCACCCAGGAAGCCCTGGAGCGGCAGCTCGAGTTCGCCGGCGCCCTGCAGCGCGCGACGATCTTCGCCGATGACCAGATCACCCGCATGCAGGCGCTGCTCGTCAACCTCGCCCATCTCTCCGGGCCCGGACTTGAGCAAGCGACGCAGGCGACGCTCGGCTTTGCGGCGGTCCTTGGGATCGACCTGGACGCGGCTGCGCGCCAAGTCGCCCAAGTGATCAACGGCGCTTCGACCTCGGTCGGGCGCTTCAGCCTGGACCTGAAGGAAGGCGCGACCACGCTGGATCGGTTCAACGCGGTCATCGAGACCGGCACGGGCTTCATGCGGACCGCGGAGGCGCAGGCGGCCACGTTCGGCGGCCGGCTGCAGCAGTTCCGCAATCAGCTCAGCGACCTGGGGGAGTCCATCGGGGTGACCCTGCTGCCGGCGCTGACGAACCTGCTCAAGACCGCCACCCAGCTCATCGACCGCTTCAACGCCTTCGCCGCGGCCCATCCGAAGCTCACCAGCGCCCTGGTCCAGCTCACGGCCGCTGTCGCCGCCTTCGCCTTGGTGGTGGCCCCGATCCTGACCTCCTTCGGCGCGCTGGCCCGGCTGTTTCAGGCGATCTGGCCGGTGATCGCGGCGGTGGCGGTCGAGCTCGGGCCCCTGCTGGCGGCCTTGGCCGTGCTGCTCCTGTTGATCCAGAAGCTGGATCCAGGCTTCACCGTCCTCATCGGCACCATCGATGCGTTCATCAGTACGCTGCAGTTGCTGGGCCAGATCATCATCGGCGTGGTGGTGACGGCGGTGGACCTGCTCGCCCGCAAAGTCGAGCAGACACTCCAGCTCTTCGCCCTGCTGCCAGGGAAGTTCGGCGAGCCGTTCCGCGCCGCACTCGAGCACGTGCGAGCCTTCCGCGAGGAGATGGATCTGCTGGTGCGCGCCTCCGGCGCCGCCATCGGCGGGGCGGCCGGAGGGATCCCCGGGGCGTTCGAGGGCCAGGGGCCGCTGGCCGGGGCGATCCAGCAATTCGGCGCCGTGATCAGCCGGCCGGCCGCCGGGGCGGTGGCGCCCGAGGCAGGCGGAGTCGGCGGGCCGGCGCAGGGCTTCCAGACGCAGCTGCAGGAGCTGCAGAAGACGTTCGATGAGCTGACGGTCAAGTCGCAGGAGTCCTTCACCATCATGCAGCAGGGGCTGCTGGGCTTCGGCGAGGGCATCGTCCGCTTCCTGGAGCAGATGAAGACCAAATGGGGCGAGCACTGGACGACCCTGCGCGGCTTCGTGACGAACTTCACGACCACCGCGGCCAACGCCATCGCCGCGAACCTCGGCCAGGCCATCGGGGACATCATCCTCGGCACGCAGTCGGCCAGCGACGCGTTCAAGGAGCTCGGCCGCGCCATCATCGAGGCGATCGTGCGCTTCATCGCGGAGTACGCGGCCCAGCTGCTGGTCGCCAAAGCGCTCTCGCTCGTCTTCAGGAGCTTCATCACCTCGACGGCGATCCAGATCGCGGATGCCTGGCTGCCGGCCGCGGTCCTGGCGACGATCGCCACGCTGGGCGCGGCCGCGGTGCAAGCCCCCTTCACCATCACCGGAGCCCTCGGCGTCACGAAGGGGGCGCTGGCGGCCTTCATCCAAGGCTTCGGAGCCGGCGGCGGCAACGTCCCGCAGCTGGCCCAAGGCGGCCTGGTGACCCGGCCGACGCTGGCGCTGCTCGGCGAGGCGGGCCCGGAGGCGGTGGTTCCGCTCGACAAAGCGGTCGGGGGTGTGGGTGCCACGACCATCTCCATCACGATCGACAAGGCCGAGCTGACCAGCCCGGAGAACATCGATCAGTTCGCGGAGGCGCTGACCGCGCGGATCGGCCGGCTCATGGAGATCCGCAACATGATGCCCGCGGGAGCGCAACTCTGATGGCGGTCCAGATCGCGTTCGGCGGCTACGCCTTCGGCAGCTCGGTGGAGCGCTACGCCGTGACCCAGAAGCCGCGCGCCAAGCAGATCGTCGTGCCACGCCGTGATGGCGTGCGGATGGACATCCCGCCGCTGGGGCCGCTGGAGATCCGCCTCAGCGGGCGGATCATCGACACCACGCCAACCGGCCTGCGCGGCCAGTTCGACAGCCTGAAGGCAGCACTCCTCAAGAAGCGGGATCGGCTCACGCTCTTCGATGACCGCTTCGTCGACGCCCTGCTGGCCAGCTACGGGGATGACTTCGTGGCCGGCTCCGCGATGCTCGCGGCCCGCTACGATCTCACCTTCATCGGCGAGCTGCCATTCCTGCAGTCGGTCGCGCTCAACAGCAACAGCCAGACCGCGTCCGTCTCGCCGCACAGCTGGTCGGTCACCGCGGGTGGGAGCGTCCGCACCCGGCCGACGATCCGCATCACCAACAACAGCGGCGGCAGCATCGCCAACAACGTCAAGATCGAGAACCTCACCCTCGGCAAAGCGCTCGTCTTCACCGGGACGCTGGCAGCCGGCCGGACCCTGGTCATGGATATGCAGGCCCGGACGATTACCAACGACAACGTCGAGGATTTGACCAACTGGCAAGGAGAGTTCTGGGAGCTGGAGGTCGGAGGCAATTCACTCAAATACACCGGCGGCGTCTCCGTGGGGATTCTCACGGAATGGCGCGATCGGTGGGTATAGCAGGCAGGAGGAGAACCAATGCCAATTGATGCGCGGGACCTGGTGATCTACGGCTCGGCCACGATGCCGGATGACGACACGGTCAACAACATCGGCGGCGCGATCGACACCGCGAAGAAGGTCGTCTTCAAGGACGTCGATCCGGCCGGCAACGTGCAGATCGTCTCCAGCGCGGTGGGGGATACGACGCAAAGCGTGACCGTCACCGGCCGGGACGCGGGCGGGGCGATCATCAGCGAGGCGAAGACGCTCAACGGCCAGACCGCGGTGGCGATGACCACGAATACGACCTGGGAGCGGCTGCTCAAGGCGGTCAAGTCCGCGACCGCGACGGGCGACGTGGCGGTCGAGGCGGCGACCGCGGAGCGGACCGGCACGGCGCAGGCGGGGGCGGCAGATACCATCACGCTGGACGCGGGAGCCAGCGGGGTCGATGACGCTTACACGGGGATGGTGATTCGGCTGACCGGCGGCACGGGCGCCGGGCAGATCCGGGAGATCACCAAGTATGTGGGCGCGACCAAAGTCGCCACGGTCAGCCGGGCATGGGGCACGAACCCGGACGCGACCTCGACCTTCCGCGTCTCGGAGGGCATGGTCTTCGACAAGAGCCCGAACGAAGTGACGCAGGTGCGGAGGGTCTTCTACAACGCCTCCGCCCCGACCAGCGGCACCCGGAAGTACTACGAGAAGGTCTTCTATCGCAACAATCACGGCACGCTGACGCTGACCTCCGCGCAGGTCATCGAGCAGGCGGATCCCACCGGCAAGGTCGCCTTCGGGCTGCCCGCGACCAAGAACGACACCGGCGGCACCGGCGCCGGCAACAATCGGCAGGTCGCGCCCTCCGGCATCACCTTCGACAGCGCGGCCAAGAACGTCCCCGGCACGACCCTGGAGGCGGCCAGCGCCATCGGGGTGTGGCTGGAGCTGTCCCTAGCGGCCGGGGATACGCCGCTGGATAGCAGCGTCACCATGCGGCTGACCGGCAACACCGTGTAAACGCAAGCCGAGAAGGAGGAACCACCCATGCGAGTCTACACGGTGAACCGGAAGAACGTCACCCCCACGGTCGGCAACGACCTCATGACGATCGTCGCCCCCGCCACCAGCGTGATCCGCATCAAGCGGATCCGCGCGAGCGGGGAGGCGGCGGCCTCGACCGTCATGCGGACGATCATCCAACGCTCCACGGGCGGGGCGACGGGCGGCGGAGCGCTCACGCCTGAGAAGGCGAACACCAGCGATCCGGCCGCCAGCTCGACGGTCAACACGACGTGGGGAACACAGCCCACGTTGTCAGGCAGCCCCCTCTATAACGAGGGCTGGAACGCTTTCGGCGGCGGCTTTGATCTGACGCTGGATGGGCGCGAGATTTACCTGGTCAACTCCGAGCAGCTGTCCATCCGGGCTGATGCTGGAACGGGCGTCATGGATGTGGAAGTCGAATTCGAGGAGCTCTGATGCCGCAGTGGGCGATCGTGCACGCCACGACGAGGGTGATCCGGCGGGTCACGACTGACCCCGACCATTCGATTACTGCTGATGAGGCGAGGGTAGAGATCGTCGGGTCGCCACTTGATCTGGCAGGCGGGCCATGGAGGCTCGCGGCAGACAACCAGACGAAACTCGCGCCGACACAGCAGGAGATCGATGATGCTGACGTGGATGAAGCGCGAGTCGCGCTCAAACTGCAACAGCGGAACACGGCCTACCTGAACGCGTTGGACACTCTCATCAACGACGCGCTGACTCCCCCCAAGCTCAAGGCGCTGTTCCAGGCGATGAGGAATCTCCGGAGCTCGTGATGCTGGTCAAGGCGGGGGTCTTTGACTCGGCCACCGTGGCTGGCAACCAAGCCATCGCCGGAGTCGGCTTCAAGCCCAAGCTCGTCATCCTGTTCAGCTGCAAGAACACCGCCGACACCGTGCAGAGCGTGGAGGCGAACTTTCTCTCGATGTTCGGGGCCGGGACCGGGCCGACGGAGCGCTTCGCGGGCAGCAGCTGGGAGCGGAACACCTCAGACCCGACGGAGGCGGACCGCCGGTTCATCAGCACCGCGATCCTGACGATGAACGAGAACGCGGTCATCACGATGGAGGCCGACCTGGCCTCCATGGACGACGATGGCTTTGCCCTCAACTGGACCGCCGTGAACGGGACGGCCCGCAAGATCTTCTACCTCGCCATCGGAGGCGATGGCGTCCAGGTCAAGATCGGCTTTTTCAACACCAACACCACGACGGGGAACCAGGCGGTGACCGGGGTTGGCTTCAAGCCGCAGATGCTCCTCTCGTTCCTCAACATCAATGGCACGACGGAGGGGAGCTCGACGAACCACTCCCGCAGCATGGGCTATGCGGATACCCCGGGGGTGTCCAGCACCGTCCACGCCTTCTCGTATCTGGGCTTCGACAACGTCGGAACGAGCGACGAGCAACGTGGGAACCGGACCGCCGAGTGGATGGTGGTCGCCTCCGGCTCCGCCTTCGACTTCCTGGCGACGTTCGTGTCCATGGACGCCGACGGGTTCACCTTCAACATCGCGACCGCGGCGGCCACGAGCCGCAAGTGGGCCTATATCGCCATCAGCGGCGTCCGAGCGAAGGTCATCCGGGTCGCCTCGCCGACCGCCAACGGCACCCAGCAGATCACCGGGGTTGGGTTCAAGCCTCTGGTGCTCTTCTTCAACAGCACGCACACCAGCGGCACCGCGTTCACCGGAAACTCGAAGGAGACCTTGGGAGTAGCGACGGGCCCCACCAACCGCTTCTACACGGCCCAACGGGCCCAAGGAGGCCAGGCGGCCGCCGTCGCCAGTCATCGTCAGCGTCAGGATAAGTTCATCGCCTCGATTGACGGCTCGGTGACCAGCGAAGCCGACCTGCAATCGATGGATGCGGATGGGTTCACGCTCAACTGGACGACGACTGATACAAGCACGCGGCACTTCGCGGGGTGGGCGCTGGCCGAGAGCACCGAGGTGCTGGAGCGGCAACGCTACAAGATCGAGGAGAGCGCGTTGTTGAGAGTCAACCGGATCGCTGAACACCTGGTGGGCGCATGAGTCTGTTCGGGCCGAGGATCACGCGGTGGCGGGCGCTCTTTCTTCCGAGCCAACGCAACCCGACAATCCTGACGCTGCTCGGAAGTGAGTCGGCCGATCGGAGCCATATCATTGGATTTGAAGCGCTGGCGGCCCCGACCAGGGATCGCATGGCGCCATGCGAAACGGAGAGCCCGATCCGTCGGGATCACGAGCTGGCGATCGAGCGACTGCTCGATGAGCGAGCTGACTTCACACTGCCGTTTGAGAGCCTCGGGACTACCCTCCGCGACCAGCTCCCACTCATCGAGAGCGAGGGCTTTGGGACGCGCGATACGATGCTCCCCTGGGAGTCGGAGAGCCCCGCGATTCGCAACCACCCAATCCCGCTCGAGACGCTCATCGGGCTGCTGCGCGATTGGCCCGCGCTCTGGACGGCGCGGGCCGCAGTCCTCCATGACGATGGGATCCTCTTTGAGTTCGGGAGCCAGCTTGTTCTTCACGACGCCGTCATGCCGTGGGAGAGCCTCAGCCCGATTCACCGCGACAGGATGCTCCTCTGGGAGTTAGTCAGGGCGATCAGCCAGGACTCAGGCGCCCCGCTCGAGTGGCTCGGAGGCCTCATGCGCGACGGGCGCCTCCTCTACGAGGCGGATGCGCTGGCTATCCGGAGCAGCGTGATGCCGTGGGAGGCCGGCGCGCCGCTCGCGCGGGATCACGCGGTGGTGTGGGAAGCGTTAGGTGTCGTGCTTCAAGACACGGCCCTGCTGCTCGACAATCTGCTGGCGCTGGCGTGGGATGGCGCCATGCCATGCGAGTCGATGACGCCGCTACTCCGTGATGGCGCGATGCTCTGGGAGTCATTCTCCTCGGCGCTCCGCGATCATCTGCTCCTCGTTGAATCCCTGGCGCCACGGGCAGCCGATCGCGCGATTCCCATCGAATGGACCCTGTCGCTCCTCCTCGATGGCGCATTGCTGCTTGAGGTCGTGCAGGCCTGCATCCGCAATCACGAGCTGCCCTGGGAGTCGACGGGGCGCAACATCGTGATCCGCTTGACCGGAGGAGCGCCGACCGTGCCTGGTCTCGCTGGCGGCGCGCTGAAGACCCCGGATCTGGCCGGAGGGACGCTGACCGCGTAGGAATAGCCATGTCGATCGCCATCCTCGCCGAGATCAATGAGAAATCCACCGCCCGCATCGACGGGCTGAAGCTGACGGATGAGACCGGCGCCGCCATCGCCGGGACCTCGCTGGCCACCTTCACGCTGACCCTGTACGACCGGCTCACCGGCGCGATCATCAACAACCGCAACGCCCAGGACATCAAGGGCAGCGGCAGCGGCGCCAACGATGTGACGATCGATGAAAGCGGCAATGTCGTCTGGACCATGCGCTCGGCCGACAACGTCCTCGTGGCGACCGACGCGCCGGAGTTCGAGGAGCATGTCGCCCTCTTCGAATGGACCTGGGGCTCGGCCCCGGTCAAGCGCAGCAGCGAGGAATACGTGCTGCGGATCAAGCGGGTGCCAAAGGTGAGCCCCTGATGCCGGCGGTCACGCGCGATCTCATGCTGCCGTTCGAGCTGGTGAGCGACGTCTTCACCTGGCGCCTGGAGCTGCGCAACAAGAGCTTCACCATGGTGGACGTGTTCGAGCCGGACCAGGAGGCGAGCAACCTCCGCTGGGAATACCGGCGCATCGGCGGCGTGGGCACGATGCGCTTTACCCTCAGCCGCCCCTACGACAGCAAGGGCAATATCGACGGCACCTACGATGTCCAGCTCTTGCTCAGCAACCGGTTCACCGGGCAGCTGGAGCTGTGGTACCGCGGCTTCATCCAGCAGATCGCCCCCAGCCTGGAGGATCCCAGCGAGAAGATCGACATCGTCTGCGCCGGCTACGGGGCCCAGCTGGCCTGGATCCGCGTCAATCAGACCTACAGCGGGCCGCAGACGATGGAGGCCATCGTCCAGGACATCCTCCAGAACAAGGTCGCCCCCAACTCGAAGATTCTCTATGACGCCGGCCTGATCGAGGCGACCGGGGTCTCGCTGCAAAGCGGCGAGTCGCTGAAGTTCGACACGACCGCCGATGTGGCGCTCAAGACGATCGCCACGATCGTCGGCAGCCGGGAGTGGGGCGTCGGCGTGGACCGCACATTCTTCTTCCGGCAGCGCAGCGCGACGATCAAGCACCGGTTCATTCCCGGCCATGACGTCGTGCGCTTCGAGGACTTCATCGACTACAGCCGCATCAAGAACCGCCTGTTCCTGAAGGGCGGCGGCAACCCGGCCTTCGCCACGAGCCGGGAGGACACCGGCAGCCAGGCCTCCTGGGGGCTGCGCGAGGAGATCATCACCAACGCCAGCATCACCAGCAACCCCACCGGCAACAACTACCTCAACGCCCTCTTGGCGGAGAAAGCCATCCCAGTTCGGCGCTCCACACTGGATATCGGCCGGCGGCGCACGCGCCTCGAGACCCAGGTGCCGATCGGGGGGATCGCCGTCACCGCCGGGGTGTTCGTGAACAAGTACGGCACGTTCAAGTATGGGGCCGCCGGCAAGAAGTACGGCGGCGAGTTCGGCTACCAGCTCGACAGCGCCGGCTACGCGCTCGATGACAACGGCGTCCTGATTGCGATGGACCTCGGACAGGAGCGCCCCTCCGTCGCCGAGCAGGTGGGGCGGATCGAGTTCCAGGTCGAGCAGCTGGAGCAAGCGAGGTAGCGGATGCCGGCCTCCTATCCCTCAGCGATCAAGACGTTCACGCAGTTGGTCGACGGCGTCGACGATGTGCTGGCGCTGCATCCGAACGAGCGCGGCGATGAGATCACCGCCATCGAAACGGAGCTGGGGACGAATCCCCGCGGCTCCGCGACCGACGTCAAGACCCGGCTCGACGCCAGCCAGAACGCCGACGGCACGATCAAGAACGACCACATTACGACCCCGCGCATCGCCGATGGCGCGGTGACGCTGGCCAAGATTGCCGCGGCGGTGCTCAAGATCGTCAACATCTACCAGGCGGAAACCTCCAGCCCCACGAACATCGGCACGGGGTGGACGGACATCGGGGGCCTCTCGCTGGGGGTCACCCCGCAGGCGACGACGAGCAAGTTCTTCGTCATCGCCACCATCGGCACGGCATGCCAAGGGGCCGGCTGCGGCTCAAGCGGCGAGCATGGCTTCCGGCTGCTGCGCGACGGCAGCGAGCTGGACAAGAAGGTCTACGACGAAGGCGGCGCGGAAGGCCGGTCGTCCATGGCGCCCTGCTGCCTCATCTACCGGGACTCCCCGGGGACCACGTCCTCGATCACCTACAAGGTCCAGGGCATCGCCGGCAACGCCGGCATCTACGCCGCCCCGGGCAACGCCACCCAGATCGGCCAGCAGTCGAAGGCCGTTTTGATCGTCATCGAGTACCGCGACACCTAACGGAGGGGCACATGGCGTAAATCGTGTTGACCGTGAACGACGCGCAGCTCACACGGTTGGCGGAGGCCGTGGCGCGGCGGCAGGGCTATCGGGACACGATCCAGGATCCGCTGGATGCGATCAAAACCATCCCGAATCCGGAAACCAAGGCGCAGTTCGTCCGGCGCTGGCTGATCAACATGCTCAAGAACGAAGTCGTGCTCGATGAGCTCCAGCAGCGTATCAAGCAGGCGCAGGATGACGCGGTCGCCAACGCGCCGGTCATGGACATCACATGACGCGAGACCAACTGCGCGACTTGCACTGGACGTTCCCGCCGCTGGCGGCCTTCCTGGGCGCACTGGGCGGCTGGTCCTTCAAGTGGCTCCGCCGCTACGCCCTGCCGGTGACGGGTGGGCTGCTGGCGATGGCGTATGGCATCGAGCGGAGGCGCTGCGTCAGCTACGCGGTGGCCACCACGATGGCGTTCAGCCTGCCGTACTCGCCGGATCGGCAGAGCTGGATGTCGATCGCGTTAGTCGGCGCGACGTATGGCATGACGCCGTGGCTGCTGGTTCGATGGGTGACGGCCGGGCTTAAGCCGCGGTTCCGCTGGCAGGCGCTGCTGTGGCCGGCGCTCACCGCGGCCGCGCTGACCGGGCTGCTGTGGTGCTCATCGGTAGCCGACTGGTGGGCCCATAAGTGGACCGAAACCGTGGTGTTCGGCCTGCACGGCTTCCTGGTCGCTTACGCGATCGACCGGCACAAGCTGGAAGTATCGCATGCGCGATCTTGAGCAGCGCATCGAGCAGCTCGAGGAAGCCATGGGCCGCATCGAGCGGACCTTGTACGGCAACGGGGATCCGGGGATCAAAGAGCAGCTGGTGGCGATTGCGACGAGCACCGCCGATCTCATCAAGCGCTTCGACGAATTCCGCCACGAGGTGTGGAAGCGGATCTCCGGCCGGCCGAGCTGGGCGGTCTCCATCGTGATCACGGTCATGAGCTCGCTGCTGGTAGGAGTGGTGGTGGCGTATCTGGGCCGCTAGGCGGCGCAACCAGGGGGGTGACGGATGAAACGGGTTGGGGTCGTGGCAGCGTGCGCGCTGCTGTTGGTGGTGGCCGGCTGCAAGCCGGTCGAGAACTACAAGACCGGACGGGATACTCCGCTGCAGGAAAACGAAATCAGCTCCACGGACCAGGCCAAGCAGGACGCGGAGCCGATCAAGAGTCTGCCCTACGGCAACGTGGCCTATCCCTTCGTCGCGGCCATCCTCAGCGCGTGGTACACGGAGCGGCGCGGGGCGCGGATCCGTCAGGGGCTGCCGCCGAGCGCGCGGCCGTTCACTGGGGCCTTGGGCGACCGGGTCCCGGTTCTGGAAGGGCTGATGCAGACGCTCTCGAACTTCTCGACCGGCCTCTTCACGCTGCTGGGCAAGCAGGACACCGGCGCGCAGCGCGCGTGGAAGATCGCCGTCTCGTTCGGGCTGGCGACGGTCGCTGCAATACCCACCATTCCCGGCTTCCAAGAGTGGCTGGCCGGTCACGCCAAGTATGCGCTGGCCTTGGTCGGGCTGGCCGGATTCTTCGGCGCCGTCAACGTCGAGCTCAACAAGGTCAAGCCGGTGGCGGAGGTGAAGCCGCCAACCTCCTAACGCTGGCGGGCACGGCTGCGCGACGACCCCCGGAGGCCTACCGCCGGGGGTCTTTTTCATCCGATTTGCCTTGCTCTCTCCTGCCGATTCTGGCCTCCTCCTGCCCGCACGATGGGTACGGGGAGCGGACGACCACAGCGGAGGCGAGGATGAGCGCGGAGAAACAGCAGCAGTGGCTCAATGAGGTCCACCGAGCCATTCGGGAGGGGCGGGCCTACCTGGAGACGTTCGTGGGCGCGCGGAGGGTGACCGCCTACAACGACGCGACCGGCTGGGCAACGACCAGCAACGGGGCGTGGATGGATCAGCGGTCGTTCGTGGTGACCCTCGACGACATCAAGATCACCCCCGAGGCCCAGCGATGAGCGAGGCGGGGGTCCCCATCTGGAAGGTGCAACTGGTGCGAGAGAGTGCCGTAAAGGCGGCGCGGCGACCGGTGGCCAGCGCCGAGGATGCGGCGGCGGTGGTCGCCGCGTACCTGAAGGGCGCGGATCGGGAGCACTGCGTGGTCGTCCTGCTCGATGCGCGCCACAAGGTCATCGGCCTCAACACGGTCTCCATCGGGACGGTCAGCGCCTCGCTCGTGCATCCCCGCGAGGTGTTCAAGCCGGCGATCCTGGCCAACGCCAGCGCGATCATCTTGGCGCACAACCATCCCAGCGGCAAGCTGGAGCCATCCGAGCACGACGTGGAGCTCACGAGGCGGCTGATCGAAGCCGGGAAGCTGCTGGGCATCGAGCTGATGGATCATCTGATCCTCTGCGAGGGGGCCCATCTGAGCTTACGTGCCAGCGGCAAGGTTTTGTGGGGACGCACGCGATGAGCACCGCTCCTTTCTGCCTTGACTCCCGCGGCCGGTTCCGGCCTCCTGTGTCCCGCGCGATGGGACAGGACAGCACGGCAACGCGGAGGCAGGCGATGGCAGAGGAACGGAGAGCTCAGGTAGTGCTGACAGCCCGGGAGCTGCGGTGGCTCCTGGAGCAGATCGGGGCGGCGGTGGATCCGGACTCGCGGCCGGATGCGATTCGGGAAGAAGTCGAGGACCAGCTCGAGCAAGCACTCTTCGAGCTCGAGGAACGCGAATGAGAAAGGAGGCGAGGCAGCGATGGGCAGAATGAGTCTGCAGCAGCGATTGGACGAGGCGGTGGTCGGCCTGACGCGGTTCAAGAGCGAGGTGGGGTTGAGCCAGGTGGACAGCCGGGCCCTCCGGAAGGCCGGCATCCTCCCGGGCAGCGAGCCCTTCCAGGCGCGGGGCTGGTGGTGGACGCCGGTCGCGTGGGAAGAGGGGCGGTTGATCGTCAAACGGGGCCGCAAGGTGACTCGGTCACAACGGAGGAAACAGCCATGACACACCCCATCAGCGAGATCGGGCGGCGGCTCCTGAACAACGAGGACGCCGCGATTGAGCGCTACGCGATCTTCCAGGGCATCGACACCGACGTCCTGGTGGAGATCGCCAGCGGCACGGTGGACCCAGGGGAGCTCGTCCGGATCGAGCTGGCCCAGCGGGGTCTGGGCAAGGACGGTAAGTGGATCGGATTTCCGCAAGCGCGGCAGCTCTGGGGAGTCGCCTGATGGGCCGGCAGATCGATGAGCGGGCCTACCGGCTGACGGTGGAGGACTTCAAGGCGCGCTTCACCTTCCCGTTGACCCCGGAGCAGCAGGCGCTGCTGGACCGCGCCGAAGGGCTCGGGCTCAAGCTGGACGTCGTGATCGGCTACGCCTGCGGTCGGCGGTACCTCATGGACCTGGACGCGGTGGAGGACTGAAGACATGGCGATGACGGAGGGGCAGTTGCGAGGCCAGGCCGGGCTGGATGCGGCCAGCGCCGACGCGCTCGAGCGCGCCAAGAGCGCGATGCAGGAGTGGCTCGACCAGGCGATCAAGGACGACAACGTAGCAGCGGCGCGGGCGATGGCGGTCAGCGTGGTGCTGATCGAGCGGCAGATCAATCGGTTGTTCGAAGCAGCGCGATAGAGGAATTGAGGCGATGGAGGACAAACCACGCGTGAAGCTTGTCGGAACAGACGGCAACATCTTCGCGATCCTCGGCCGGTGCAAGCAAGCCCTGAAGGATGCGGGACAGCCGGATCAGGCCGAAGAAATGATGCAGCGGGTCTTCAAGGCGACGTCCTACGACGAGGCGCTGGGGATTTGCCAAGAGATGATACGTTAAACGTCCAGGGGAGTCGGTGAACGCTTCGGGAGTAGAATCGCTCCCGGAGTAGATAGGTGGTAGGTTGCATGCGCGTACTGGGGCTTGACCCCGTCCAGGAGATTAACCCGCGCCTATCACCGAATGGTCACCCTAGGGCACCGACCCTGGATAGGAGAATGGGGACACCGACTCAGCACTCTACTCCATGTTGTCACAGCGCCACACAACGCGGAGGGGAGGCATGGGGCGGTCGATCGGGGTGGATTTACACAAGACCAGTTTTACCGTGTGTTTCTACACGGCCGAAGAGGCGTACACGTTCAAGACGTACCGGATGAGTCGCATGGGGTTGGCGGCATTTCGGAAGCACCTGCAGCCCGACGATGAACTGGCAGTGGAATCCACGGGGAATACCGCGTTCTTCGTGCGGGAGATCCAAGCGGCCGTCAAGCGCGTGCGCATCGTCAACCCGGTGCAGTTCAAGGTCATCGCCAACTCGGTCAAGAAGACCGACCGCATCGATGCCCTCACGATTGCCCGCTTCTTGCGGCGAGATCTGATTCCTGAGGTGCGCATGCGCAGTCAAGAGGAATCGCAACGCAGCTCCCTGATCGGGACGCGGGATAAGTTCGTGAAACTGCGGACGGTCTTGAAGAACAAGCTCCACAGTATCCTCCACGCCAACGGGATCATGAGCAAACCCGAGATGTTCACGTCCGAGAAGGGGCTGAAGACGCTCCTGACGGTGCCGTTGGAGGGCTCGTACCGCTTCGAGGTCGGCTGGCTCGTGACCGAGATCCGGCACCTGAACGAGGCCGTCAAGCAGCTCGACGAGGAACTGAAGCGCCAAGGGCAGTCCTTGCCCGGTTATCAGAACTTGACGAGCATCAAGGGCATCAGCGATACCGGGGCGACGATTTTCTTGACCGCGATCGGCAACATCGCGGACTTCAAGGATGAGAAGGCCCTGGCGAGCTACTTCGGCATCGTCCCGCGCGTCTATCAGTCGAACCAGACCCTGCGGTACGGCCGGATCACGAAACAAGGCAACAAGATCGCCCGGACCGCGCTGGTCCAGTCGACGCTCGTGGCCATCAAGTACAGTCCCTATCTCCGGGCCTTCTATGAGCAGGTGAAAGGTCGGCGCGGCAGTGGCAAGGCCATCATCGCCACGGCCCGGAAGCTGTTGGGGATCATCTACAACACCCTCAAGCACCATTGGGTGTTCGAGGACTTCACCACGTTCAAGTTAGCGACCAGTTCGTAA